GAATAACAAGCACCGCAGCCTGGAGTTTGTTATACTCGGCGTAGGCTCCCTTGGACGGAAGGCCCCACCATACGGTATGTTGGTTAATGACCAACTGTAAGAAGGGTCGTGCTGCCCCCGGCATAAACGGGGTCCTCATGGGACTAATTGTCACTATCATTGATCCGGGATAGTAGCTCGCTGATACATTGCTATGGTATAGCCTTTTTGGCTTCCTATGATGTGATGTTATAGGACACTGTCGGCCAACAGTGGTCAAGAATTTAGTCTGTGGACCGGGTGGCACCGGTAAAAGCTATTCAACACCGAAAGATGTTCGCCCTGGCTTCACAGGAGATAAGTGACTTGGGGAGGGTTCCGTTGATCCAAGCCATTTGTTTCCAACGACTATCTATCTACGCTTTAACACACACAACCTCAAGTTTGTCGAATCTCATATCGTCATGTCTACTGTCCAGACTAACGCGTTCCTTTCCGGTGTCATAGCCAACGGGAGGGGAGCCCTCTTGACGGCTGACAACCAGTTCCGCCGTTACGCGGCGAACACACGCTCCTCCGCCACCATCGGCGGCAATGAAGACGCACGTCTCGCCCGTATCTTTTATGAGGTCGGACGGGTCCATTCAACTAAGGCCAGGGCTCTGGCTGCGGCCCCCGACGGACTCCTACGAGTCGATGCAGCTTATCCAACCACCGGTACGTTGGCCGAGGAGTTCATCGGTTTGGCAAAGAAGTACACGAACTTCAGCGCCACTTTTGAGTATTCCAGTCTGGCTGGCATAGTTGAGCGCATTGCTAAAGGACTGGCTTCACAGTCAGTGTTTGGTAATGTGGACACCGGTGACTTAGCGGCCGGTCGCCCCATAATTGTAAATGCCCTTGGTACTTTCGACGGTCCAGTTAATTCTCTGACCAACACGGTTTTCATCCCCCGTCTTGTTAACTCTAGTGTTACTGGAGACGTATTTTCCGTTTTGGTTCACGCCGCCGCGGGCGAGGGAGCTGCGATTGCTACTGATTTGCTCGAACTGGATGCCGCCACCAGACAGCCCATTCTGACCGTCGTCGACGCCGACGGTCTCGCTCGTGCTTGTGTCGAGGCTCTGAGATTGCTCGGCACCAACATGATGGCCAGTAACCAGGGGCCTCTCTTTGCATTGGCCCTTTGTCGCGGTCTGCATCAGGTTGTCACTGTTGTGGGCCACACCGACGAAGGAGGCATTGTTCGTGACCTCTTACGCCACAGCGCCTTCGGGGTGCCGTTCGGGGGGATCCATTTTAGCCTCGAACCTTACGCTGGCCTCCCTGCCCTCGCCACCAATTCTGTCCCAGATGTTTGCTCTTACGTTGACGCCCTCGCGCTCTCGAGTGCGGCACTTGTCGCCCATGCTGATCCAGGACAGCTGTATGATGGCAGATGGTACCCCACCTTTTACAGTGGAACTTCTTCTGACGATGTTGAAGTTCGGCCCGGCGGGAACCTCCCTGGAACCGATGACATGGCCCGTCGAAACAGGAGTCAGCTCATCGGTGGGCTGTCCCGTTTTTCCGAGGTCTACGTCAGAGGTTTGGCACAGCTCTTTGCATGTCCTGGTGACAGCCGGGTCGCGTCCACGTTCTTCAACTCGAGCGTGGCTAACATCGGCGTGAGTCGTCACTTGCGATATGCATCCGTCGCACCATACTTCTGGATCGAGCCTACGTCTTTAATCCCCCATGATTTTTTGGGTACTGACGCCGAGGCCTTTGGTTCCGGTGCACTGGCTACTAAGGACGTTCCAAGAACTAAGGGGTTCTTTGAGGACTGTTGGGCATCCGGTGTAGGCGACGCAGCCTTCTCTGGGTATCACGTCATGTTGAGGAACCCCAGATCGGCCTGGTTTTTTGCTCACTGGTTGAATCACCCGCGCAACGGTTTGGGTGGAACACAGGTTCGTCAGTTGGACCCGAACGCGATCATCCACCCAGGTGGACATGCCACGTTGCCTGACATCAGGGACCGCGTTGAGATGGCATTGCCATGGACTGATTACCTCTGGACTCGGGGTCAGTCACCCTTCAATGCTCCGGGGGAATTCCTGAATTTAGCGGGCACTGCTGGTTTCATGGTGAACCATTACACTTTCGACGAGGACGGTATCCCTCAGTTAGAACACCTCCCGACGGCTAGAGAGTTCGCGAGCGGAGAGGTGACAATCTCCGTCGGCCGTCCGCAGGGTCTCGCTAATGGGCCTTCGAATTGGGGTGACAGTAACGCACGTCGTGCACGCACTCGAGCTACGCGCGAACTCGCCGCCAGTGCCGCCCGTGTACGGGCCTTCGGACGTCCAGATGTCGCTGAGATGCCCATCTTGACGACTGCACCTCAGCCACGCGGCTCTAGGGTGAGACCAGAGCCTGCGAGAGCAAATGACCAGGCTGGAGTCGGCGGTTGGCGTAGGGCTTCAAACTCTGCTGGGTCCGGTGAGGCTGTACCTGAACCATTTGGTGTCCCACGGGATGTTGTGCCTCAACACCAGGCTGTCCGTTACCCTGTATTGGCTCGCAACCTAGGTGCCGGAGGTGGCGTAGCCCACATTCCTCCTCCGAATCGCGGGCCAGAAGGTGGCGAGAATGTTGACCCTGTCGCAATTGCCGGTGCTGCCCCACCCGGAGGGCCGAACCCCGAGTAATGGCGACCGTCACTTCGCCCGACACCTTCGGAAAGATTGGAATATATCTTTCCGATTTACTCCAGCGGTATGGGACAAATAATCTGCCGAGAGGTGGAACGTTTGTCTCAAGATTGATCACTCTGCAGAACTCCTTTTCGGCACTCCGGCACGCGCATCCCTTGTTACCAGCGGCTGCAAATTTGTTATTACTTGATTTTCCACTCCAGACTGATATCGGACTCCACGATTTCATCGCTCTGGTACGGGAGGCACACTCGCTGCCTCCGATGTTTGATTCTTTGTGTATTTCTCTATTTCCCCCTCAACCTGGCGAGTTGGTCGACGTCACGCACGGTCGCTTAGTCAGAAGGCTTGTCCGGTCGTCTGAGTTGCGGGACCGTCTCTTTCCTCCAAAGCGTCTCATAGCGGGGGAAACTAAGACGAATGTGACGCTCGGAGGATGTCTTAGATCGGCCCAACGACTCCTGGGCTCCCACAAGACGGCCCTCATCGCCCGAGCGTGTATCGGCTTACCAGCCGATCATCTATGCGGTGTTCTCATTTTCTTATTCTGCGCCTGGCGGAAACTAGGCGAAGGAGCACTCGGTGTGGCACTCTTCTTGTCGTCCCACCCAACCGAGGGTAAGTACGCGTCAATGGTGTTGAAGGCTCTTGGCCTCAATTCTACAGATTGGGGTGCCCTGTTTTGTGAAACCCAGTGTTTGGCCGGACGTGCAACAGGAACGGTTGATGTGAAGGCGGAGGCTCGCCGTCGCTGTGACCCTTCAAAGTTGACCGGTGAGCTCATTGATGTTGACCCAGACACACTGAGGGACCATGTCAGGTCGATACTAAGGGTTGAGCTCCCTAATGGGTGTACTGTACCTACCCTGGACGATTTCTGGACCTCTCGATGGTTATGGTGCGTCAACGGGTCTCACACTGGCGCCAGCTCCGACCTTCTCGGCATACCCCGTGATTTCCTGTCCGCGACCCACGAGCGGGTGTACAGACGTGCGGCTTCGGAGACCGTCAAACTAGAGCCTCTCACGTCCTGGGACGGGTACACCTCTGTTTCCGCGAGTCAGAAGCTAGAACACGGTAAGACCCGTGCAATCTTCGCTTGTGACACCAGGAGTTACTTCGCCTTCTCGTGGGTCTTGGGTTCTGTTCAGAAGGCCTGGCGCAACAGCCGGGTGATCCTAGATCCCGGAACAGGAGGACACCTGGGCATGGCTCAGCGCATCATCAACGCTCAGCGCGGTGGCGGAGTGAACCTGATGCTCGATTATGATGACTTCAATTCCCACCATTCAAACGGTGTCATGGCCATGGTTTTCGACGAACTCTGCAAACACGTCGGCATGCCCGACTGGTATCGGGATGTGTTAGTCAAAAGCTTTGACAGGATCTATTATACTGACAATAATGGCCGACATAAGATTGCGGGCACCTTAATGAGCGGGCACCGAGCAACTACGTTCATCAACAGCGTCCTAAACGCGGCCTACATTCGTGCGGCCATTGGCAGCGGCCGGTTTGATTCCCTGCTCTCGCTCCACACCGGTGATGATGTGTACATACGGTGTAACACCCTGGCCGACTGCGCCCAAATACTGGAGGCCACGACCGCCTACGGTTGTAGGATGAACCCGGCAAAGCAGTCAATCGGGTTTAGGAGCGCTGAGTTCTTACGGATGGGTATTCGCGGAGACAAGGCCTACGGCTATTTGTCCCGGTCGATCTCCTCACTAGTTAGTGGGAACTGGTCCTCCAATGACCCCCTCGCCCCACTTGAGTCCCTACAGACCCTCATCACAGGCTGTAGGGCTGTTATAAACCGTTCGGGAGTGATTGATGTGGCGGCTTTCCTTGCGCCGGCACTTCGTTACCCGCCTCAACAAATCTCAAACCGAACACTTATCGAGCTACTTCGAGGGGAAGTGGCTCTTGAAGGAAGCCCAGTCTTCAACACCCAAGGCCGTATACAGAATTATGCTGCGTACGTCCCCCGGGCTGATGAGCTTCCTATTCCCTCTTCATGGAAAAGGCATGCGACGACGGATTACTTGTCGTACCATGTCTCCCCAATTGAGGCGGCCGCCTTAGAGTGGTCGGGAGCAGACGCTCCGTCCCTACTTATTGCCTCTAGCTATTCAAAAGGGCTAAATAAGGTCGGGGCGGCGCCGCTGCCTCCGGTTTCGTTTAAGCGGCTGCCGGTTAAGCACGCACGAGGGTACGTGTGTGCCACGGATCTATCGAAGAGGGATGTTAACCCCGGGGTTTTGACCAAGTACCCCGTAATCAACCTAGTCAAGTCTCGACTGACAACCGAGGCCATACTTGATCTACTGGTTGTAGAACTTGGATACCGTCCAAGTGGCGATCCTCGTGAGATCGCCTTTGGCGGCGAAGCTGAGAGCAAGTGTATATTCGGCACACTATCATACCCCGACGCAGCAGCGTTTTCAAAACTTACCACCGCCGGTAACATATACACCCTCTTTTCAATAGCAATGTAAGCGGTCCAGCTTCGGGACCCATATTCTGTTCGCCCCGTAAGGGGCAAATCTC